AGTCATCACCAAGGATTTTGGTGTTGACGGGTTCGACAGATAAGGAGTAGAGAATGGTTAGGAGAGTGACCATGTTATACTGGCTGTCGGTGAACTGTGTGGTGTAGATGCCTGAAGGTATGCCGGAGTGGATTCGTTGATACGTATCACCATTAGGTAAGATGATAGGTGTACGGAAGAAGCATTCTTCGGTCCAGTCAATGAGACGGTTGAGACGCGCCTCTTGTATGTCTGGGAGCATCGGAGCGGTATCTTGGTAACCTGGTTTGTTCACAGGTGTGTAGCCAGAGCGGAGATCGAGATACGATCGTCGGCCGTGGAAGATGTCGCGGAGTACAGTGAATCGGGCGAATTTGTCGAAACGTGTCCAATCGATCATAATGAACGAGTGGCGGAGGTGGGATTTGAATAGTTCGGCGTTGAGCCTGAACCATCCACCAGTGAAGGTTTCGTAACCCCAGAGAAGTGGCGTGACGCCAGGGTTCTCTTTGATCCATGCGAAATAGCGCCAATATAGCATTATTTCGGCTAGGACGTAAGGTTTTGGTACGCCCCAAACGGCTCGTACTTTGTCGGGATCATCTTTGGGAACGAGGGCTGGTTTCATGTGTAAGAGCATAGGGTAGATGTGTCGAGAGTCGAGATGATAGTTGTCGGCGTCGGGTAAGGTACCGTTCTTAACATTGTGTAACCATTCGCGGGTAAAGGAGAAGATGAGTGGCTTAAGAGTAGAGAATTTGGTAAGTTTGGAGATGTCAATAGTTGGGTCGATTTTCGCGGCAGAGAGGATTTCTTTGCGGAAGAAGGAGCTTTGCGAGAATGGGAGTTCTGCGTTGACGTCTAGATTAAACGGATAGTGATCTTCAATGTCAAGCAGGTGAGTGGGAGTCATCGGCTTTGGAGGTAGGAAAGCGTCGAGAGTAGCGTCGAGGGCACGGAGGTAGTGCTTGTCTTTCGGAACGTAGTGTGGCGGGATGTCGCCTTTGAAGAAGTCGGTCAGTAAGGCAGTTTCGTCGGAAGGAGATCGGCGGTATCCGTGTAGGATGTAGTCGCAATCAGTTGTGGTGAGGTGACGAGACATTGCGTGTAGGAGAGTAAACTTGTGTCGCATGATAGATGCTTCATCAGGTTTAGGTACTGAGGAGTGATAGAGAGTCGATTTTCCAAGGAATCGGAAATTCGAATGAGTCTGGAGGGACACGAGCTGAGCAGTGTTTCTGCGGAGTCGTGGCATGTCGGATAAATTTAGCTAAGAGCTTTGATATCGTAAGTAGGTGCTAGAAAGAAGTTGGAGGGCTTGATAGTTTGGAAGGATGTATTTGGTCCAAAAGAAATTTCGATTAAGAGAATTCTGAGTCAAG